CTGCCAGACAGAACGTCGCCAACGCCGAAAGCGCCGACAATAGTGCCCCCAACCGTCAGGACACCATGAGTTTCGCTGATGGTCGTGGACGCGACGGCCTGGTCTGGAATGCTCACGGAGTAGGTGCCAGCTGCCCCAGCCACGCCCGTGAGCTGTGCAACAATGGTCGTGCCAGTCGCAACACCGGTTCCTGTCAGGATTCCGCCTGGATTCATTGTTCCGGTGACTGTTCCGAATGTTGCGATATTTCCGGTTATCGTGCCCGTGGCGCTGCCGGTTCCGGCCGCGATTGACGAAGCCGAACCAGACGCGGTGGCGCCAGATGCCGCTGCACCAAACGACACCTTGCCGTCCGCATAGTTTGCATAGGCAAATGTGTCATAGATGACTTCGGTTGTGCCATTGTTCTTGACCCAAATGTCACCGCCGGTCATCAATGAACAGCCGAAACCAGGCGGAATCAGATAGCTGGTTTCCGCCAAATATATTGTCAAAAGACCCTGATATTCGCGATGAACAAACCCAGCCGGCTGACCGCTGCCAAAGTTATTGGCAATTGTCGGCGCCCCGTTTGGATCGAGCGGGGATGGCTGAAGCCAGGCAAATCGGCCGATGGTAAGGCCGGCGGCGCCTGTAACCAATCCGCCGGGGCCGGCAGGGTAGAACATACGAACATTGGAACTCGCCCAGTCACCTTCTACGCCGGGCGCCGGAACGGTTGCAACAGAAGTTTGAAAAGACATAATTGAGTTCCTTTACCTATGATTACATAATCCGGATTTTTGCCGAGTCTGGGAACATCTCCGAGAACGACTTTGCTCCCGCGGCATCCATGGCAACCCGCGGCGCCTTTGCCTTTGGATCGGAAGCCTTAGGCTGCATTTCCAGGATGGTCTTGAGCGCAATAAGCTCGTTAATGCCATCAGTCTTGATTCCCATGGCATCGAGCGCGGTGCGATAGACGTCAATCGCGCTATCATGGGCAATGGCTAGCTCGCCGACATAAGGACGGGCCACACGCTCCGCATCGCGAATGTCACGCTGGGTCTTGATCGCCGATGCCGTCGCGGTCTTCACGGCCGATGCAATTGCCGCATCCATGGCGGGCTTTGTCACAAGGTCGTCAGGCTCGCCATCTTTGGCACCCTTTTTCTTGTCCTTAGCCTTGCCTTTTGGCTCCTGCTCTTCCTCGTCCTTGTCGTCTTCCTTATCATCGTCCATGTCGGCGTCTTTCGCGGACTTCTTTTTGTCCTTGGCCTTTTCTTTCTTATCGTCCTCGTCGTCCCAATCGTCCTCGGCCGCGTTCTTTGGCATATCTTTTTCCTCATCCTCGGCGATATCAAGTGCGGCAATGGAATCGAGAAGTGAGCCGGCGTCATCTATGGACGCATCCTGGGCGAGTTTTCCTTTAGTCCGCTCCGAGAGCGCCGTAATGATGCTCGGCTTGCTGTCCTTGAAATTGTCTTTGGTGATCTTCGCAAGGATGGGCGTAAGATCGATCTTTGCATCCTGCGCCAGCTTCGGCCGCAGATAAACTAGGAGTGCGCCTTGGGCCACAGCGGCCTTGCGGCTCAATACGGTCTTAGACATGATTATTTCTCCATTGGAATCGCCGACAACAACCTCGGGACCGGCGCGCCCCTCCGCAACTAACGCAACATGATTTGCCTGGATTTCTCGCATAACGCCATCGTAAGCCTGCCCCTGGTAAACTCCAGAAGTCATATCAGCTTTATAGCGATATCCGCATGAAAGCTCTTGCTTTGAGCCATCCTCGATTGCATCAATGGCCTTGCCTGGCCAAACAACCAATTCAGCTTTGAGGAATGGAGCATCAAATACAGGATTGTAAACCGCACCGACAACCGTGTCATAAGCATGGTCATCGGCATCGACCGGGCGATGCTTGAATAGCAGTGGCTTACCGTCAAAGGTATCGACGGCCTTTTTTAATTCCGCCGGATCGCGGAGTAGATAATAGATTCGATCACCATCGAGCCCTAGTTCTTTCCAATCCGGGATTTCGCGGCCGATGTATGGATTGACAGTAGCTTTGGAGATATTGCTTTCGGCAATGTGTAGATGGCCATCGACATCAATGGTGCGAACCGAGGCTTTGTCGAGCGCTAGAGCGTCATGCGCTTGGATTTTAGATTCTAACGCTTTGCGAGCAGCCGGATCGTCGCCAGGAGCGGAATTCAATCTCTCTAAATGTAATTTGGCTTCGGCTGGAGACATTTCTGCAACAATTTTGTGCTTGTCTTCCTTTTTGGCTTCCATCAGTCGCTTATAATTTGTATCATGACGGAACGCTGTCTCGCGCTCTGTCGTTTTTTTTAGACGGGCGCTGATCTCATGTTGTTCTTTTTCCTTATCATGGTCGTCTTCTTTGTTTCCGCCAGATTTTGCTCTCCTAGCCTCTAATGCTGCCTTGCGTGCCTCTTCGGACCACTCATCCCCCGTATAGCCATTAGCATGCGCCGCCGCGGCCTGCTTTTCAGCATCGGCCCGGTCGGCGTAGCGCTTGCCGGCATCGCCCCATTGCCAGCCGTCGCCGCCGTCTGGCAACTTGCATTGCTTAATTGGCATTTAAGTTAATTCAAGTTCTACTGCCCAAACTGGGCCGAGCATCGCCGGAAGCTCTTGAGCTATTTTCTCAAGCAGCAATACGCGAAGCCCAGCAAGCACGTCTAATCGCGTTTCGTACCCAATTCCGATGACAAAAAGCTGCGTTGCCCGGGTTTCGCTAATGCCAAAATAATCGGCAACAAATTCATACACATCCCTGCGCCCAAGAGGGGGGGTAAATCTCCGCGCTACAAAGTAAGCGTCCTGCATAGCATGGCCAATCGCACAGCCACATCCGGAACGATAGTCAAACCACCGCTTAATATCGAACCTATCATCTGCAATTTCGCTCACGACGCGGATCATGTTTTCAATGCGCTCTATGGATTCAGACATTGGCTTACTCCTCATCTTTCAGGATGCGATAATCACCAAGGGCACGCATCGGCAATTCGGAAGCGCCCCAGCATGGCCTGTTAAACCGTCGAGAGTTGGCGGGCTATCCCAGCGAACAAATTTGCCTTCCATAGCCTTGTGGGAAGGCCTTACGTCGCTATCTCGCACCGTTGCCCAGGTGTAACCCTCTGAACCAACAAACTGCGCCCTGGCTTGCGTCAGTGCCGTTGCGGTGCGCCCTACTTCAGTCCGAGCAATCAAAGTGGCCCGGCTTTTGCTGACCTCGCCGGTCCGCATGATCTCGGTAGCAATGTCCTTTGCCCGCGTGCCTTGCTGGATGCCCTCTATCGTAAGTTCATGAACTCGCTGCGCGGCGTCAAGTGGCAGGCTCTTAATTAGGTGAACTTGCTCGCTTAATAGCCGCTGCATTGTAGCGCCAATCGGCGCATATTCGATCTCCTGATGGAGCGCCCTGCCCATCTGGCTAGACACCTCTCGCCAGGTCTGCTTATCGCGCGCCGCAACTTCCGTGATCATCCGATTCGCAACCGCGCGCGCCCATGGTTCAATGAGCTGGGCATAGCGATCGAGCGCCGCATGCATTTGAATCCATCCGTCACTAGTTGACGGATCAAACCCACGAACAATATCCCCAATGTGCGAAGCAATCTTGCGTAGCCGGATCGCGAATTGCGTTTCCGCCTTGCGGGCACGAAGGAAGGCTTTTAGAAGCGGCGGCTGCGAACCGCGGCGCTTGAAAGAAGAACTATGAACATTCACGCCTGTGTGTAATCAACAACAAGCGTTGCAGCGCCAACCGCGGTCGGCGTCGTGCTTTGCGCAATCCTAATAAAGAGATTTGGCGTACCGGCAGGCATTGAGAGCAGTCCGGCGGTGCCGCCAGCCGCAAATGTCAATTGGACAATACCAACAGCATGGATATCAGTGGCCGCAACATATTGTGCACCGGCTGCAGCACTGCCAATCGAAATATTAGCGGTGGTCCCAGTGTATGCCGTTGTCGTATAAACCCAAATTGTCATAATCGTCGCGCCGACCGGGACCGACATTGTATAATCAGTATTGGTGACCGCCGTGACTGGCAAACTTAATCTCTGCTGAAAATCCGTTTTCCCAGCAATTCCGCTGGCCGAATCAATTACCGAACCAACCGTTAAAGTAGGCGCAGTGAGAGCAGTGACCGTTAAAATAGGCGCAGTCAGGGAATTGATCGTCGCCGAGGCAAGGGTTGGATTCGCAACATTGCCAATGTTCGGATCCCAAAGCGTATTAGTCATTATCTTTTATCCCTTTTTGAGGCTTCTGCGAAAGCCTCGTTAAGCCTATCGCGTAGATTCAAGACATCTCCCGGCAAGCCATTCTCAAGCATATAAGTGTTCTCGGCCCACCAATCATAGAAAAAGATTCCCGTAATCTCCATAAACGCTATTACTCATGCTGGAGGTTCTTCCCTATTATTTGGAAATTATGACTTCACCGGTTCCAAAAACCCAAAGATGGCTTGTCGTCGCGCTCGACCATGGGCCGAAATCCGAATTAATTCTCCAACCGAATGTTGGAGTAAGGCCAGGCTTCGAATCAGCTATCGCGAATAAATTATTAGCCTCGCCGGACTCAACGGCAAGAAATGGCCCCACTCCCAAGTCGGTCCAGTCAGTTGTTATTGCTTGCACTAGAGATGTTGCAACAGCCATGACTAATCCTCACCACCATTGCCTGTCGGCTTCGGCATTCCGCCATCCGGCGGTTGCATCTTAAGTTTTGCCTGCGCTTCCATCATTTCCATTTCTGAAGGTGGCGGCTCGGCCTCGGCTTCCTTAATATCTTCCGGCGTGATGGTCGTGAAAATTCCAGATTCTTTCGACGATTCGAGAAGTTCTTTCAACCCCTGAGCATGACTGATCAGGCCCGCAGTGAATGCCTCGACCACCGCCGTAGTGGCCTTCGCGCCATACTCGACCTTCTTATCCGGCGCGCCAGGCTCATCGCTCAGGTTCAATCCAGCATATGGCGTGTCTGGATCGCCGGCTACCCGCTGGCGAGCTTCGCTAGGCGCAATAACCCCGGTCGCAATATGAATCTGGTCTGTGTCCGCTTCGATCTTTTGCTTCTCAGCAAGAGCCTTTTCATCGAGCGACCAAAGCGGCTCATACTCGAATGTTATCTCCGGATCGACGGAACCAAATTCATTCAGCTGTATAAAGCCGAGAACAGTTGTTAATTCCGATGAAAACAATAATCCCTGATAGGAATGTACCCAATCATAAAATGATCTAATTTCGTCTTCAGACGATGCATTAAGCCCTGATGGAGTGATGCCGGTATATTTAATTAGCGGAAGGCCTGACACACTACATATATGTTCTTGTGATTGAGCCTGCAGGTGATCAAGAGTCCCGAGCGGCGTCGAAACGTTAAAGAACTCCTCCCCTTCAGCCCCAGCCTGATTGTTCAAAACCATCAGACCCTTGTTATCGCGCAAATTATTAAATAGCTGAACCCGCCTATGTAGTCCGGTTGCAGAATCCGGGTTAGAATTCAACTGATCTGTAAGATTGGTTATAATGCCGCTAACAGAAAACGAGTGAATTAGCTCTTCGACGCTTTTTTTGGTTCTAAGCCAACTCTCAACTGTCGGCATGACGATCTGCGATAGAGATAGTCCGCCGAATGAGTATGCCGGCTTGAGAAGATCCGGAACCTCACGGCCAATGAATGTAAGTAGCCTAGATGCATGAATTTCCTTGCCCATGACAAACCATGAGCCAGGATTATACCAATCATCGCCCAGCGGATCGCGAGCGTTATAATTCATCGGATAGCACCAGACTGCCTCGACAGTCTTGAATCCCTTGAGCGATCCCTTACCTACTTTGGCGGCGCTTACCTTGTCATGCCCATCGCCAATGGGCGTCTTTAGCTCATCAGGATCCTCGGTTGTTCCGAGATCGATATAAATATGGCCGCGGCCGAAAAAGCCATCCTGCTCGGCAACCTCTCGAAAGATATCCCGGATATGGAATCGCTCGAATGCAGCCTCGATCTTAGATATTTTGTCTGTCTTGTCCGAATCCCCAACAGCTTGAAAGCGAACCCACTTTCGCGTCATCTCGGTTGCGATGGTTTCGGAAACCCGGCGATATTCCGGACGCTGGGCAAGCAAGGCCAACTCCGGGTAGCCGATAAAATGATCGGCGCCGAGATACATCGATCCAGTTAAGCTGGATGCCGCCCATGATAATGAGCCATTAAGGCTATCATCCATCGCCATGCCGCGGCCGGATGGTACAACACCAGGAGGATGCTCTGGAACTGTAAATGGCTGAACGGGAGCACGCTGAGGCCATGACGAGAAGGCGAGAACCGAGTCGGTAATAATGGGGCCTTGCGTCGGCACAGGCTTGCGGCGGCTTGTCACGGCTCCTTTCATGGACTCAGTTCAGCCTAATCTTGAAATCATCAGGCATGATCAAGGATGTGTGAGCGATCTTAACGGAAAATAGTGGGCCTTCTATATTGGCCTTCCAATGGGCAATGAACGCTCGCAATTTCGGGAACTCCGGCTCCGTGTCGTAATCTTGCCATATAAAAGTCTGGAGCAGCGACTTGAAATCGGGGAACCTATACAAAATAAATGCCGTTGTGAGTCCGTATCCTAATAGATTAGGCGAGAGCTTATCCACATCTCTACCACCTTCGCCCGCCCGCGGCAGACCATCTAAGAACGTCGTCGCTAATCACAAGCGGCCGTGATGCGTGCATTCTATGCTGATTGGCCAATGCCAAAGAGCAAACGCAATCATCGTGGAACCCTTCCGGCGCGGTATATCGACAGCCGGTCCGCGTATATTCATACTCAAAATTTTCCAGTTCCATTCGAATCGGTCCGTCCGGGAATGTCACTTCCCTTTTCTGGATCGCGACCGCAAGCCCCTCCATTAGCTTTTGCTTGGAGGAAGAGCTAAAGTTATATCCCTCAAATCTCGTTCCTGGACGCTTTTGCAGTATTTCAACAATCGGATCGCCGACTCCGGTAGAATCAACGAGTGCTGGCGTCGACCCGGTTGCGGCGATGATTTGCTCCATAGTGTTGTCCCACGATCCTTGAAACCTATGGAAACGACACACTCGCCCATATTCATCGAGAGCAACCCCCACGGTCCAATCGATATGCTTCGCAAGATCCCATCCCCACACAGCGGGCGTGGTCGCGGCCAGCGGCTCTACACACCGCGCAATTGCGGCTAGCCCGAACGGATTACCGCCATCGTCAGAGGGCTCAGCAAGGTACAGCTCACGGAATACAGCGTCAGGAAGGATGCGCCGTGCGTCCGCAACCTCTTCATCCGCAAGCACCCCTGCATTGACCGCGTCGGCCGCGATGAGCTTATGATAGCTAAGCCCGGCCTCACCGGCCTCTGCCCGCCTGCAGAGCGCGAAAAACCAATTCTTGCGGCCCTTAACGTTGCCAATGATGCGTGCCGGTCCGCGGGTCGCGGTAAGGGTCGAGCGTAGCGCATGCCAAGCTTCCTCACGCATGCGGGACGCTTCGTCGATAACGGCGGCGAAAACATCCTCTCCATATAGCCCATCAGGCTTTTCCCCCGACTTGAACGTGATAATTGTACCGTTCACAAGCGTTATCATGGGCGGTACTTCGGTACTCTGGTAAAGATCCATAGGCACCGCTAGCTTCATGCGCCGGAAGGCAATTTGCGCCTGCCCGAATACGGGAGCAATCCACCAATAATTCTGACCCGCCTTCCCCTTTAAAGCCTGCTCGAACAGCCAAGCAATGCAGCCTACCGTTTTCCCGGTCTTAGTTGATGCCTCGGTTAGCGAGAACCTGGCGGGTTCTCCTAACGAGTCCTTCGGTTCGAATATCGCCGCCCTCTGTTTCTGATAGAGGACTGGCCTTTCGTAGTGCATCAGCTATCCAAATGTGCCGGCCGCTTTTCCTCATTGATCTTCGCATTGCCGATTGTTATCGTAAAGCTACGCTCGTGGGCTGCATTGTTTTTGCCAGCATGTTCGACACTCGCGAGGCGAGGATGCATATACGGCGCGGCGTCTTTGGCGAACAGAGCGGCTTTATCGTAATCTCCAAGCTCTTGATAATGATGCATTGCGGCCAGCATCACCTCTAGAGGCGTCATGCCAGTCAGAACTGCCTCTGCACGAATCTCCTGAGAGCGCTTGGTAAGAGCGCCCGGTGGCCGCCCGGCGCCTTTCCTATTGCCGCCAATCTTTGGCATTATTTATTGACTTTCCTGAACGGACATATTATCTAGCGACCCAGGCCCTGACCCTTGGAGGGAGATGCGGTTCTATACATCCGTATAAAATTGATGCGGAATTTATACCCCGTATAAGTGCTTGTAGGTTCAATTCCTACCAGGGTCACCTAACAACATCATCAACAAAAAGGAGTGCAAAAACAGTGACTACGAATATGCGAAATGCTGTCGAGCAGGCAGCCTACGAGGCTGGCCGCGCTGCAGCGAAATATGAAATGCTTATCGAGAACGCCGTGCGTATTGCTGGCCCGATCACCCCAGCCGGCAACGGCCCAGACTTGCCGCAACGGATGCGCGCTCGACACGCCTCTGCGAAAGCCCCCAAGGCCCCCAAGGAGCCCAAGGCCCCAGTCATCGCCCGCGGCGTCAAGAAGGCCTCTGGCCCCCGCACTAAGGGCGTCAAGAAAACCATCGTGAGTCTGATCGCGTCGGCCCCGATGACGGTCGAAGAAATCGTCACGGGAACCGGCTTTAAGGAAACCTCCGTTCGCGCGACGCTTATGGACCTCAAGAAGACTGGTCTCGCCGTTTACGACGTCGAGCAAAAGACTTGGCTCGGCGACGCCCAGCCGCATGGCGGCAATTCCGAAACCGAGCAGCACGCGAGCTATTGACATTGACAATGAGCGCTTTCCTCGGTTGGTTCTTAATCCCCCTTACCGGTGGTCTGGTTGTTTGGTTTCTTGGGCTTTGGCTTCTCGCTAAACGCCGTTGAAACGTACACGTCGGCGCCTGCCGGGAGCAAATCAAATGGGGCGGCACGTTTCAGCGCCGCCCCCAAACTTCATAAATCCTTCCGTCGATTGGCTAGCCATCTAAGTTAAATTTACTGCAAACTCTCGCAAGTCTGATGAGAGTTTAGGGTTAATATCTGCCCCGCACTTGTCCCAACTGTCGCACTCCAATCATAGATTGCACCGCCCTGCAGAGTTCCGACCATCTGCACCACAACTAGGCCGATTATCACCGGGGTTCCGATAAGCCTCGAGGATGGAGCCGCGTCCGTGCCTGCCACAACAACAACCGAAACTGCCGGTGTTGATGTCGATGTTAATAGCGTCTCCCCAGGCGCTAGGGCTGGCGCGAAATTGAATGACAGCGCGACTTGCTCGGTCGAATAGATCGCCGGAAAGTTCTTTGCGGCTCTTGCCATCTCTATTCCGTGGGATAATCTATCGTAAAATCTGTATTTTCCGCTGGGTAATCGACCATAAATATCGGATCGATTTGGATTACCCTAAGCCCAAGAGCCCTGAACAGCATCGCCGCCGCATTCCGAACCTTAGCGGCGAAGCCTCCAGTCCCAGACATTGCCGTGCGCGCGAGAGCCGCTGCCTGAATCCTTATGGCAACTTGAGCGCCAAACGAGAATGCTGACCGCACGCCAGAGAATGACGAAAGCGCTACTTTTACAAAGTAGACCAGCCTCATAACCGGAAGAACGCTTGCGACACTCGCTATGCGGGCCGTAAACGTTCCAACGCCGGAAATAAATCCGCGGGCAAATGTCGCCGCCGAAATTCTGGCCGAAATACCAACCTTGCCTAAAACCACGCCCCGCAGCCCAGATTGCGAGGCAAGTCTGGCGATTAGATACATTCCCTTGGCATTGGCTGCCGAAAGGGCCGATACCGCGGAAACGCGAGCGGCGCCCATAGCCATTGTGCCAATCATGCCGAAGTTTCTAAACGTCCTCGCGGCAAGCGTGGCGCCGGCCGTCACGGTCCCGGCCATCACTCCTTGCAGGTAGGTGACCTCGCGCCCGCGCACCCGCGCGCTGACGCTGGCGATGCCAGTCATGATGGCCTGTGCGGCGCTCGTCGAGGCAATCGAACTCACGGCGGCGATGCCGAGAGATGCCCCGATACGCATGCTTGTCCTGGCCGGCGATAGGAGCCAGGTGGTTGCGCCGAACAAGCGTGCCCGGATGTATCCGCTGCCTTTCAGCTTAGCGGCGAATGTACCAATACCCGCCATCACGGCACGGGCCGCGCCTGATGCCATGCCCGAAGCGCCCATTTGCCCAAGGCCGAGCATCGTAGCTTTGGCGCTCGAGGCAGCCCCGGCTGTCACGCCGGAATTGAACTGGCTCCCTCCACTGATTGTTGTTAGCTTGACTGTAATGTCATCAGGCTGGTTTCGCCCGCGGACAAGGAAAATCGTTAGTATGGGCGCGGTAACAAAAGATGCCGCAATCTGGACCGCCGAAACCGAGGCGATAAGCGCCGCGTAAAGCGATGTTCCGATAGGTGCAACTTTAACCGCCGCGCGCGCCCGGAGCCTTGCTGCAAGCGACACGACTCCAGCAAATTGCGACCTAGATGTTCCAGCAGCCATGCCCTGAACGGCAGTCGACACAACACCGACCATCGAAACAGCGCTATTTACACCCGCGCGTATTAAAACGGCCGGGGACATTCCCCCAATGTTTGTGGCTCTATTAGCCGCGCCGCTGCGGAGCCTCGCGGCAAGAGAGACAACGCCGGCAAAGCCCGATCGCGTGGTCCCGGATGCTCCGCTCAAAAATGCAGCCGATACCACCCCTGATGCCGTGGCTCGCACTTTGAAGATAGAAGCGATGAATGCCGCCATTACCCCGCTAAAAGATGAACTGTTTCTAAAGGACGCGCTGCCGAGCATCCTCCCGGCGAGAGTCACAGCGCCGCTAAATTGCGACCAGGACGCAGACGATGACCGGCTCAAAATGGCCGTGGATACTATCCCAGACATCGCGAATGCATCGCTGGATGCCGCGCTCATCCGCACCGCTACGGCACTGGTCGGTCCGGCCTCAAGTATAATAGTCGTAGATGGCGAACTGCCAGACAGAAGATAAATAGTTGTCATTTAGTCCCCCTATGCGGGGACAAGAGTGTTTACCGTAGTCCCGGCCGTGTCCGGCGTGCCGACAAGGTATGCAACGAGATCGTGGGTTACTCCAGGATATGGCGTGCCAAGCTGAAAATTCCCGTTCGCGTCGCTTATCGTTTGACCAACAAACAAATTATCAGAAGTTCTAAACCCGCGCACCGTAACACCGGAAAGTGGATTGCTGTTAATATCGACAGTGCGGCCAGATAAAAACGCCGTAGGGCCGCCATTGCCAATCGTACCGATCTCTAATGGTGCCCATTGACCGGCCTGCCCACTATCCTGTCCGAGACATGCGGCTGGGGTAGTGGGATCTCCAGCGCTTATCCTACTCATTGGCCATAAACCAACATATTGGTGTGCGGATGTGGCGAGGTGTACGGCGCGATTCTGATATGACCACTCCGGACGCGATAGGATGGTCCTTTCCTCGTCAAATGCTCCTACCTGAACATATGTTGCCGGTGTTATACCGAACAGATAGCTCACATCACCACCTCACGCGGGCATAAGCGTATTAATTGTGGCTCCTACTATATCAGGCACGAGAGCTGTGGTTGCAACATATGGCTTCAGGATTCCGCCGAAATTGAATTGTGCTCCCCATACTTGAATGCTGGACGTCCCGTTCCCGGCATAACTATTTGTATTGCCGCCCGCCGCCAAATTATCAAGGCCAAAATTAGGAGATTGAACAGCGTTAGTGGTAGTGAAAGCTGTCGCCCAGCAGCGATACCATCCATTTCCACCAACTCCAGTTGCTATGCTATCCGTATTAATGCCGCCGCTTGCTGCGCTATATCCAGAACCATATGTAATAATAGCATCTCCAGCTACACCAGTCGCAAGATTTAAAATTATCACGCATCCGTTGCCAGAACCATCGGCAAACCCTACGTAGATCCGACGATCAGCACTCGTACCTAACTTAGCATAAATTGAAAATATAAATGTTCCGGCCGTTCCATTGGGAGGTGCATATGGAGTAGTGAGCTGCAGTTGATGATTGCCGGTAGTTGATGCCTCCGTGAGAATATATGCTGTTGTCGTTCCGTCAGGAGCAGTAACCGTTGAGCCTACCGTGCAAGTGCCGCCGCCAGTATTCCAATATGCATTAGTGAATGTTTGAGAATACTGAAGCAGGTTTGGGGCCGGGAAATAGGCCTCGAGATAATGCGTAACGCCAGGGTAAACTGCGCCTAGAGAATAATTAGCATTCGCATCACTTGTTGTTTGGCCAACGAAAAGATTGTCGGAAGTTCGATATCCCCTAACCGTTACCCCATATAGAGGGTTGCTGTTGCCGTCCAGCGTGCGGCCGGACAAGAATGTCGTAGGGCCACCGTTCCCAATTGTCCCTATTTCCATTGGCCCCCATGCGCCAGTCTGACCACTATCTTGCCCAAGCAGCGTAGCGGGCGCCGTAGGATCGCCAGAGCTAATCCTGCTCGCGGGCCATAGGCCCGAAAACTGATTCGCGGATTGGATAAGATGAAGCACCCGGCATTGATATGCCCATTCAGGACGTGATAGCGCAGTCCTCTCCTCGTCGAACGCCCCTACCATTACATACGTGGCAGGGGTCATGCCGAAAAAATAACTCATACAGCTACATCATGCCCTGGAATGACGACCGATCCATTCCCATTCGCGCGCCTCCTTGCGTGGAAACTTTTGATGGAATCACGCGCATTATCGAGAACCGCAAGAGCGTATTGCAAATTATCAATAGATCCAGCAACACTCATCGAACCATTGCGACGACAGCATATCTCAATTTTAGATATAACGGCATCACCCCAGAGATCATCAGGATCTTGCGCATGACTCACAGTCCAATTTCCCACGAAACATTAAGATTGGCGGCCCGGCCAGCAGTGCCGACAACCCACACGACAAATGAACTGCTAGGCAAGACCTTGAACCCTGCCGGAAATGTGTATATATTATATTGAGCCGGACTATTAACATATGAAAATAGACGATGATAGTTTGCCGGAACCGTAGGAGCCTTCGACCAGGCAATCGCTAATATAGATGTGCTAGCTGGGTCAATTGGATTCTCAGCTAAAAACGGTATGCCAAATGATGAAACAGGAGCATTAGATGCTCGGCCCATGCCAAAAGTCATCGTGTTGGCAACAGCTGGAACTATGCTAAAATCAATAGCCAGGATAGATGGAGACTCAACTGCGGATGATTCCAAATCACATATTGGGGCCGCGATACCTGATCCACCAGCTATTGTAGAGGAAGCTGAATATATGCGGCTCACTCTTCGATCACCCAATGAACGTTAGTATTTGCCGAGTTCGTCGCAAGGTTCCAAAATTCCATTGCGGCCGAAGCCGCAAGGATAAGGCCTCGCGGGAACGTCCAGAACACACCGGCACCAATAGTAGCGGGAAGCGATATGCGGCGGAAGAAGTTCGCCGGCACGGTCGGGGCGGTTCCCCACGCAACCGCGGCCTTTGTAGTCGCGGTGTCTAGCGTGGTTTCAGAAAGAAGCAACACACCACTAGTCTGCACTGGGGTATTTCCAGCACGCCCTAGCCCATATGTCGATGCCGTCGCGGCGCCGAGATTGGCGCTAACCTCATAAATGCGCGGGTTCGCTGTTGACGCCGCCAGAAGATCCATTGCCGCAGCCGCGGTCGTCGTCACCGTTGTATTCAGCGCTAATGAAAAGATGGCCATGATAAAACCTTATGCCGCGGTGAGGATCAGCGAACCAGCAGGGATGGACATTGTGACGTTGGTGGCGATCACCTGCGAGGCAACCAAGCGCACAAGACCGTCGCCGGTCGACGTCGTGTTGACGCCCGCCGTGAACGTATCGGTCGCCACGTTGGCCACGGTAAGAAGACCGGCCCATGAGCCGCCAGTCGTCGGAAGCGTGCCGCCAGGCTTCGAGGATACGACCACGCTGTTGCCGTTCGCGTATCCATGCGCCGGAGATGTTAATACCCCTGGGCTCGCCAGGGTACATGAGAAGGGCAACCACTTATTATTGCCCATATAATCCCATGTGATGAGATTGCCGGAGGTCACGGCATCAAAGAGGCCCACCGCCGTCACCGTGCCCCAGCTTGCGGTAGCCTGCGCAAATGTGATGATAGAGTTGGTTATTGCCTGCGCCGGCACCGTCGCCGGTTCGGATCCGCTCGAGGCAGAGGCGGGCGTAAATGCGCTGAACCTTATAACATCAGTTCCGACGCCGGACACCGAGTTATTGCATGTTACGCCGTTTGCCGGCGTCCCAATAATTGTAACCGTTGTCGACGATGGGACATTGCCTGGCGTAGTTATATCGCGAACAGACATCCCGACCGTGACCCACGAGGGCAGTGAGGAAAATGTAATCGTCGAGCCGGTAGCCGAGACAGCCGTGACGCTACCAGATGCCTGAATTCTGGCGTATGAGCCGCCGGAAACCTCTGTCGCACCAGTAACACCAAGATCGCTTGTCGGGGCGGTAGTGAACAGCCCAATCCAATCCGAGGGCAGCGCCGGCATCGCTAATTGACCGGTTTCCCAATTCAAAAGCGCCTGCGCCGTATAGTCTGTTAGACCGGCCATTTGTGATCCTTGCGTAATAGAGAATGAATTTAATTGCATTGGACCGGACACGACCATCAATGGCAATGTGCTACCGGCCGGAACATTGGTGGTGGTATTTGCGACTAGATCCGTAATGAGCGCGAAGGCCGGAGAAAATGCCCACGGCCCAGGAATTGTTAGATTTAATGTCGCTGACGAAAGTCCTGTGTAGGCAACACCGACATATGTCGTTGATCCGGATGTGTATGTCCGTACCGTTGTGTTAGCCGGCATGCCGCCGAGAGTCGTTCCTGATATATTCGGCAGCGCCAGGAATGCCGCCGCAAAATAGCGATGATAGTCAGCGAACCCCCGCCCGTAAGTGTAAGGCGTCCAACTCAGGAGATTCGCATCTCCGTAAGCCCATGATTGAACCTCGAGGGCCATACTGAATGGCCCAGCACCAATAATCTGTGATGCTTCATATTTTGGATATGGGCCGTACGCGTCGATATCGGCATATGGTTCGGCCTGCGACATTGCCACGCCGTCGACCGTTTGGAAATATTGAACGTATGCAGGGAGCGCATAGGCGTTATTCGTGATCGGACCGAATATCCGGAATCCAGGCGTTGTATAGAGAGACGGTCTAATCGCGTAATCAGGCCAGAGCGCATCGGCCCTCGCAGGCACGCCGAGATTGGACGGTGCAAAATTTCCTGTGCTGAGCGCGGTCGTATATTGTGCTGCGGTATATGAATTCCGGTCAGTATCGTCGGTCGTATAATATGACGCGCCGCCGCTATTCTCAAGCGGAACATAGGCGCCGAGAAAGTCGTCCATGTCCGGCTTCAATATTCCGAACTTGTCACTATCCCAGTTGTAATACCAGATAACCAGGTCGCTGCGATAGGTCTGCAATTGAGCAAGGACGGCGTAGTGGAACTCGGCTCGCTCCGTATGCCACCATGTTGCATAGAGCGGCTGAATCGCACCAGTCGATGCCCATGTGGCCAATGCCGCGGCGTTAACATCATACATTGCCTCGCTAGCAACTGTCTGCGATTTCGAAACTGTGTAAGTTCCAGTCCCTCCGGTTCCTGTTCCGAGGGCGGTAATCTTTGTTAAAGTGGCAACGTTCCCAGAAGCGTCGAGGATTGTATCGCCAACGGAGATTGTCCCGCTTGAAATCGCCGTGACAGTCAAAGTCGTGAGAGTGATAGATCCGGTATATTGAGCGAGCTGCACACCGCCAGGATACATATTGCCGGTGTCGGTTTGAAACAGCAGGATATCCGCGGCGCCATAGCTGATCGTCATGGTGTCTTTGCGCTGACGCCACAACATACCTTTGAAATGTGAATATGTGGCAGCGTACGGCTGCACCATATTATTAAACAGCGCAGTTATTTCCGTCAGCACGGCCGAATTCAGAATATTCGCTGTTACCGGCCCCGCGGCTGGATAACGATCTGGATTTGCGTTCGTGCCGGCGGCATTGGTACACCATGCGGTATGCGGGAGATCGTAAGAACCTCCATATTCAAACCGTGGATAATAATCAATCCCCGCCGCGGCTGTTGCATCGAGGAACTGCTTGTGAAGCGATGGAGTCGCCGGAAATGGATTAGCTGGCGGAGTATTCGAGCCTGTAACATACGAAACAAAAATCGGCCAATTCTGCGGATCTTCCCCAGAAGTGTTATAGCCGGCAAGCGGCTCGCCGTAGTGATTCGTTCCCCATTTCGTCCCAACACACGGCGAGATTGCATTGTAGCCCATGAGCTGCGCATAGCTGCACAAGTCAGACGGTATGTGAGCCGGAGCGCGCTCCCAATCGAATGTAATAGTTCGGCGCGGGAGAGCGCCAGGATAAGTGATAACCGGAGCATTCGCTACCGGATCGATTTCGTAAAGCTTGATCTGACCGATCGCTGGGCCACCGCTATAGACCCACCAGAATTGATTGTTAGGACCGTTGCGGTTGGTGATTCCACAGAAATACACCCAGACCCCGTTAGTGGCGTCCCCGTCTTCAGCACCACCGGTATCAGTGGTAAAGTTCCCAAGAGTGAAAACGCTATAATTTGTCTGCCATGCATTGCTCAGCGGCCAGGGATCATAGATCCCGCCGATTTGACCATTGAGACCATTTTTCCAGCCGCCATCGTAGTAATTCAGGCCGGCATTGATCGTCATTCCGACAATGCGTGGAATGTCTTCCGGATAAGTGACCGCCAGCACATATTGCTTGCCAACCGTCAGGCCGCCGGCACCAACCCTGTAGCCGAAATGTCCATAGCTCGAGACGCGCGCCTGGCTCCCAAGAATCGTCTGCACGGATGTAATGGGGGCGCCATATTGTGTCGCCGCGCCTGGCGTATGCTTCGATACCGACGGATAAGGATCAATCCCGGTTTCTATGTATGGATGCGGCTCTGATATCGTCGCCGTACCGCAAGTGATGACATCGACTAATTTAAGCGAACCGAATGGTGTAGTTTCATGGGTTGGCGATAGCGCCGCTAGCTGCGTTGTGTCGCGCGTGGCAAACGATATGTTTGTCGCGCTCGAGGTCGACGAACCGGGCGATCCGGCAACCCTCGTATCTTGCGCTATATAAATCCAAGCAGCTTTGCTGATCGTAAACGTCGCTAGCGCGGGCGGCGTCTTATATCCCTTGGAGCTATCGGCCGGCTGAATCCACTGTGAGCCTAGAAATGCGGGCGGGACACCAACGAACTGAATAACCCCATTGTCGATGTAAAGATTGCCTAGCTGCAGATTTTGCAGCAAATGCCAGTGAGAAGAATTCGCCACATCGTTGAAGACAATGTTAGATATGACGACAGTGTTATCCGGGATGGCTACAAAATACAATCCATAGGCCGAGCCCACTCCATGATCGACGGGAAGTGTGACAGTCCCTGCTGCCCAGTACTGACCCCAAAATTCAAACTCGGCAGTGCCCGCCGTAGGCCGCTGGCTGACGTCCGCGCGTAGCCCAGTATCTGTCCAGGAATTCAAGCCAAACAGCGGCGCGCGATTGTCGATCGCAATATAGACCGTTGCGGTCCGATCGACCGTGAAGGTCGCCATCGGTCCAGATGATGGCGGACTGCCTCCCCAGTATTTCGAGCCAGTAGCAACCTGAATCCACTGACCGCCAGTTACAACGCCAGGGAGCGAGCTATACGTGTATGTTAGCAGATCACCCCATGGTGCGGAGCCAACCTGCGCATTCGATTGAAGCGACCAATATGTTGAGTTAGGTACGCCCGCGGTTGTGCCTGTATCGTCAACCGTCAGAACAGTTATCACAGCGGTGTTATCAGGTATGAACACCGTATACATTGCCGAGCCAACGATCAGCGCTTGACCATCGGGCGGCAATACGACTTGCCCTGCACCAAAAGTTCGAGACCAAAGCGTGTACGGCAAAACCTGCCCAGGCCCAGTAATATTAAGGGTCTGGCCGGTATTCGTCCATAGCATCTGAGCAGCATCGATGATGCTCCACACAACATCGATATTGCCAGTTAGATAAACTTGCACCGCCAAAGCCGAATTGATGTGGCATATGGCGCGGTTGATTCCATCCGAGCCGGGCGCGATTGCCGTCGAGCCGGACGCAAGAACGGAATTTTCATAAAGGCTGTTAACCGAGTAGAACAGCGTCGGCGTCGTCATTGCCGAGATATTGATACTTGGCCTTACAATAATATCAAATGCGGTGCCATTTTGCGCGGAACTTAGGTCGTACGCCTCCATCGGGATTTCGGTGGAGAGCGCTCCGCCAGACGGGCGCTGCCATAGCTGCCCGGTATAGGCCGCAAGGGTGTAGGGACCGCCTGTGAGCCCGCTAAATGGCCCCCCGTCGAGAGTGCCGCCCCACATACGTATGGCGATCGTGTTGGTCTGCTGAACAAGGCTCGGATTGATATAATATACGCGCTTGTTCTTGTTGGCATATTGAAATTCGCCTTTGATCCCCCCGATGCGCGTTCCGTTGAAATAAACGTCATCATTGCCAAACAGTGGCGCCAGGGTCAGGACAAGCCACTGCCCACCGAGCATCTGCGGCTGCAGAACAACAGCGTCCTGGCGATACCAGCCATAACCAGAATAGATGCCTGGTGCCTGGCTTTCCCAGGTCGCACCGGAATTAAGATTGCCCCAGCCGCTATCATTAAAGCTAACCGAGGACCACGCTGGCGACGCTGTTAGGCCTATGTTCGTTGGGTCGGTGCTGAACTTCCATACAGTCGAAAGTGTGATGCTGGTTTGCGTAACGTCCGGTGAGGCATTGCTGAATTTTAACGAATAGGACGCAGATTGCCCAAGCGGACCGCGCGTCGTCTGATCAACGCCATTACTAAATGCGATGCTGTAGAGCGTCGGGCTGTCAACATTGGCCACATTTTAGCTTTCAGTATTCCTACGATCGCGTTGACGATGACCGTGACCGTATTCGCCGCTACATTGGCGGCACCGGAGTTGATAGATTGTACAGTACAAGCCGTGCTGACAACTGCAGCAGGAAGAAGATAGCCATCTGAAGCAGCAGAGAAAGATCCGTTCGTTGCATCTTTGACCACATTTTAGCTTTCAGTGAATAAAATATTTGCTATTGGGCTTAGCACAATGAACTGCGTCGAGGCCAGCGTGAGAGGCACCCCATAGTCATACCAAACAATGTTGGTTCCTGTAGTCGCGTCGATATAAATGTAATATTCAAATGGCCCAATACTCCCCCCAGAGGCAGTGACGGTTACAGGATTCGCTGTCACTGTCATTACGCCGGCAGAATATGTCTGTGCGACTCCAGATATGGTCAGGCCGCCGGTCGTATAGCCATTTCCGTTCGCAACTTCTCCGACAAGATTCGAATAATGATATTGCGTTGCAACGGGCAGCGTATTGGTAAGTACCAGCTTGAATGTGTCGGTAGAGAAATTTATAACGCCGGTCACATAATCATTAACAAAATGCTGGAACTTGTTCGGGATAGCCATGCTGCTAGGCGGCCGGCACGGCTTGTGACGTCAGGACGGCGTCAACAGTATCGAGAGATATGGCTTTCGGCGTAAGGTCGGAAACGACATCGACGGTCAATACTTCCGATGTCAGTGCCGCCGTGTCAGTGACTGTGGCAGTAAGAGCCGCGGCAAGCTTCACCAGCGGTGTAAGGATTAGCGCCACAGCGCCAACCATAGGGCCGGATGGCATTGTCCCGATCATGGCGGTCATTTTCGTCGGGTCGCTGGAAACGGCACTAAATACGTCACCCGTTGGGGCCGGCACGACATCGCCGGCGGCATCGACAACGTGAATTGCAATAGCGGCAATTGTGTCGTCGGCTAGTTCAAAATTCGACATAAGTTTTCCATTCCTTGTGATAATGGGAAGGTCCAGCGCAATACGCACCGGTTTGTTAGGTTGAAGAAGGTTGGTTATATTGTCTAGCTTGGCCAGGAATGCCGCCGCGAATTCCTCGACGGTCATAGACACCCCTTGTAACAAAAAGTGATCGCTACGAATCTGCGGATAACCCGGGACATCAACCGTCACGCAAGCTCACGTTCTCTTTCGGAAGCCGCATGGCCAGTACCATCTCCTAAATTAATTCTGATTTCAATTTGGCCACAACTAAGCCTAGCAACTCATCGACCTTGGGAACTTCGGCAAACTTTATTGTTTGTTTCGCCTGTATCCTGTGATAGCTTGGCCCCTAATGTCATGTTGGTAAACTGGCAAATGATCCTCATCATTCCTGTCATCGTCATCGTCGCCATGCTCGGCACATGGATTCTTTTTCTTTGGCTTCTCTCCGAGCGCAGTTGAAACTGGCAAATGATCAGCTACATCATCGGATTCATCCTCGGCATCATCCTTGGCCTTCTTCTTGGGATTTGCATTTTCCCCGAGCGCCCTTGAAACATGCACGTCAGCACCGGCTGGCGCTTCCTTACGACATTTATGCAATGATTTGAGAATTTTTAGGTGACGGCCAGGTTATCTCAGCCGGAGGTCGGGAGTTCAAGTTCCCCCCTGGCCGCCACCTTTTGGATTTGATCGAAGCCTCTGCGGGGCTGATTCCATCGCATCCAATCAGAATAATAGCATCCAATTCCCCCAAAACCAAATCAATTCCGTCTAACTTATCTGCCGTCTGCTTCGGCGGCGATGACCGCCTTATAGATATCGATTAAAATTGTTACATCGTAGCCGTCTACCTTCGATAATGACGGCGAATTTCCGCCCGCCAAAGGACCTTGAAAAATAAGGGGATTTTCTAGTTTGTCCCTCAATTCTCGCCCGACGTAAAGCGCCATAGGTCCCTATCCAATCCCACGCCTTGCCAGCCAGCCAGAGAATCTGTAATAATGACGGCGAGAGCGCGCATGCATTGCATTCTAGTCATCAAGGGAGATTGGCCAATGGGATACGAAGACGAAAAAGCCCCGGTTGAGCGTCGCATTCAAGATATTAGTGAATTCCTCATGTGGCTTAGAAGCGACGATAATGAGTTCTTAATTATCAATACCAAAGGCGAGACAGATAATGAGATATTCATTGACGATTATGACTCAGTGCTAGCCAAATATCTAACATATTTAGGTGGAATCTGGAAAAGAATTAACCAGGCAAGTCCCGCAGCCGGCTCGCCAGCACATCGACCTCAGCACACAAAAGCACCTCTGGATCCGGATCATCGGCCGCAGCCAAGAGATATTCGGCGATGACCGTTTCGTCATTGAGATAATCAGATATCTCGAATCTCAAAAAACTTGACAAACCGCCTCTATGGTCGCATTCTTGCGGCATGATGACCCCAAAATCACTTAAGGCTTGGCGCATGCGAATGCATTGGCGCAAGAAGCAGGCAGCACAAGCCCTTGATGTTTCCGAAAACGGTTATGCGGCTTACGAGGACGAAACCCGTGAGCGCCGAATTCCAAGACATATCGCACTTGCCTGCGCCGCGATTGCGCACGGGCTCCCGCCTATAGACTAATCGCACAAAAAAATAGAAATAATTTCAGTAACTTAACTTCAAAACAACATTTAGGTAAAGCGCCGTTTATCTATTTCCAGCCAATGTAACAATTTGTGATCAAAAAAATCTAATTATTTTGATTTACCACTTGACTATCGGTCGCAATAGTGCGATATTCTAATCATAGACAAGATACACCGCGGCCCAGGGATAAAGGACCAAGCCAGCCGGGCACAAGGGATCGGCCAAAGGAGAAGCCCTCAGTGAAAAGAAAACAAGCTTTGCTAGGCCGCCAAACCTAGGAGTTTAGGCCATGTTCACGACAATCACTAACTCCCGCCGCTTTCGCGATGCAGATGGCAACATTCTAGCCATTTACGACTCTTGCCGTTCCTA